ACGGGATCTCGACGTTGCCGACCTTGATGATGTCCAGGCCGTCGGAGACGACCTCCCAGAGGTTCTTCTTCGGGTCGATGCCCTGCCGGCCCTGGTCGACGTAGGAGATCGAGACGGTCTCGCCGACCTTCAGCGTGCCGGAGTCGAGCGGCTCGAGCCCGACGATCGTCTTGAAGAGCGTCGTCTTGCCGACCCCGTTGGGGCCGATGACGCCGACGATGCCATTGCGCGGCAGCGTGAACGAGAGGCCCTCGATGAGCTGGCGGTCGCCGAAGCCCTTGGCCAGGTCGGCCGCCTCGAGCACCACCGAGCCCAGGCGCGGCCCGGGCGGGATCTGGATCTCCTCGAAATCGAGCTTGCGCGTGCGGTCGGCCTCGGCCGCCATCTCCTCGTACCGCTGGAGGCGGGCCTTCGACTTGGCCTGCCGGCCCTTGGCGCTCTGGCGCACCCACTCGAGCTCGTCGGCCAGGCGCTTGGCCAGCTTGACGTCCTTGCGGCCCTGGACCTCCAGGCGCTGCGACTTCTTCTCGAGGTAGGTGGAGTAGTTGCCCTCGTAGGGGTAGAGCCGGCCGCGGTCGACCTCGCAGATCCAGCCGGCGACGTTGTCGAGGAAGTACCGGTCGTGGGTGACCGCCAGCACGGCGCCGTGGTACGAGGCGAGGTGCTGCTCGAGCCACTGCACCGACTCGGCGTCGAGGTGGTTCGTCGGCTCGTCGAGCAGCAGCAGGTCCGGCTTCTCCAGCAGCAGCTTGCAGAGCGCGACGCGGCGCCGCTCGCCGCCGGAGAGCACCGTGACGTCGGTGTCCGGCGGCGGGCAGCGCAGCGCGTCCATCGCCTGCTCGAGCTGGGAGTCGAGGTCCCACGCGTCCGCGTGGTCGATCGCCTCCTGCAGCTGGCCCATCTCGGTGAGCAGCGCGTCGTAGTCGGCGTCCGGGTCGGCCATGAGCGCGGAGATCTCGTTGAACCGGTCGACCTTGGCCTTGATCTCGGCGACGCCCTCCTCGACGTTGCCGAGCACGGTCTTGTCGTCGTTGAGCGGCGGCTCCTGCTGGAGGATGCCGACGCTGAACCCCGGCGCGAGCCGCGCCTCCCCGTTGGAGGGCGTGTCGAGGCCCGCCATGATGCGCAGGATCGTCGACTTGCCGGCGCCGTTGGGCCCGACGACGCCGATCTTCGCGCCCGGCAGGAAGTTCAGCGAGACGTCGTCGAGGATGACCTTGTCGCCGTGCGCCTTGCGCGCCTTGTACATGGTGTAGATGAACTCAGCCACGCCTGATCGCTCCGGGTCTGCTGGTGGGGTGTGCGCGAGCCGAGCCGCGCCGGTCCACCAGCCTAGGCGATCAGCCGACGAGTGCCTCGTCCAGGTGCTCCTCGTCCAGGTCGGCGGCCTCGTCGAGGTCGTCCTCGTCGAGCTCGTCGTCCGGCTCGTCGGCCTCGTCGTCCGCGTCCTCCCCGTCGGGGACCTCGGGAAGCGCCGAGACGTCCACCGCCGCCGCCAGCGCGTCGGAGGACGCGTGCGCGCCCGGCCCGAGCGTCCGCTCGAGCCGCGTGGTGCCGAACACCAGGTCGTGGCCGAGCGCCGTCGCCTCGATGACGAGAGTGGTGTGCGCCCCCTCCGGGTTGACCCACTCCTGGGTGCGCAGCTTGCCCGTGACGACGACGGGCTCGCCCTTGCGCAGGGACTGCACGACGTTGGTGGCCACGTGCCGCCAGGAGTTCACCTAACGACATGCCCAAACGGATCGGCCCGCCGTGCCTGGCAGGGCAACGACGGGCCTGGGCACCGTTGGCGTTTCCCGCGCGGTCGGTGCCGTGGTGGTGAGGCTAGCGTCCCTTGAGTCGCCAACGTGGTCGCTACAGTCCAAGGGTGCTGAAGAAGGCCCTCTCCGTGTGGCAGACCGCGCATCCGACGCTGCGTCGCATCGCCGTTGTCCTTGCGTTGATCGGGTTGGCGCTCGCCGCCGGAGGCGTCTATCTCGATTCGCGCGGGTGGTGGTCGAGTCGACCCTTCCTAACCAACCTTGCGTCGTCCGTCATCGGAGCGTTGGTCGCGATCCCGCTTGCCGTCATCGTCATCTCCGATCTGACTGAGCGATCTACCCGGCATCGGAACCAGGTCGAACTGAAGAACTTGCTTTGGGCCACAGCGACTCACATTTGGAGCGATGCGGGGTCGATCGTCCGTCGTGGTCGCACGGCGCAAGACTTGGACCGCGCCGTGACCAGCATGGCCTTGCCCTTGGAGGGACTGGACGAGGGCACCTTGGATGTGACGCAGATGACGGGTCTGCATCCCGAGTGGGCTCGCGGCGTAGGGATTCGCGATGCCTGGCTGAGCGAGTTCGTCAGCCCCACAGAAGTAGCGACGCTCCTAGTTCAGATCAAGAGCGGGTGGGGTCTGCTGTCCAGCCTGAAGGGAGAGACCTACCGTGCAGGCTTCGCATGGCTCTCGCCCGAGACGGAGGCTAGTTTCGAGTCGGCGGTGGCCGATATCGACGCCTTCGTGTCGACTTGGACGGACTGGACGTCCTTTTGGATAACATCGAAAGTCGTTGTGGCGGCCAAAGGCATCATCTCGCTACAGCAACTCGCCGGTACTCTCGTCACCGCGTTCGTGTTCGAACACAATTACCCCGAACACTATTAGCCGAATAGGTGGTCCAAGCCCCAGCCCCCGGCAGCACCTATGGCACAGGCGAAACCCGCAGCCTTCCAGATGACCTTTTCGAGCGCCCGGATTCGGCTCTCATGGTCCTTGGACGTGTCGGACACGTTGTCCAACTTTGACTCAAGGCCTTTCACGGTGTCGCGCGTCTCGGTCACTACCGCCCAAATATCGTCCAGGCCGATCATCACGGCTGCCTGATGTTCTGCCACTACGCCTGCCACACTCCACCCGAACGCTTCCACACCTTTGCCAGACGCCACGTGCCGCCTGCACGAACCCATACCTTTGCCATTCGCCACGTGCCGCCAACGCGTACCCATGCGCCCCGCAAGGTGTCCACCCACCAGCCGGTGCCCGTATTCGATGGCGAACCCCAACCCTGGCTGTTGTGCGCCATAACGCCCCAGTAGTACCGACTCCCGGGCCAGAGCCCGCCAACAGCGGCGCTCGTCGCGCTGGTCTGCCCGGCCACGTTGGGGCTTGCCCACGAATGGGCGCCGTCCCACACGCGCCACTCATACACGTCGATAGCCGCACCGTTGTTGGCGGGCGTCGTCCACGTGATGCTCAGGCTGTCTTGGGCCGGACTGCTGCTAGCCGCCCAGCCTGGGGCGCCTGGCGCGCTCGCCAACGTGATGTGCGTCAGGCCAATGCTGTTGCTGGCGTTCTTGTTGAACGACCACGCATAGCCAGAGGTTGTCGTCTGTAGGTGCGCTGTGCCTGACACGGTGCCGTTGCCCGACCCGTCGTGACCGATCCAAATGTCACCCTCGGCCAGCATGGTAGTGCTGCCGGTCGCCAGATACCCCGGGTTGCCTGAGTAGTTCCAGACAAGCGAACCGTTGACGTACGCGTTGCCGCTCTGCGTCGCGCTTACGGCGTAGTCGCAGTAAAGGCGAACCTTCCAGTGGACCAGCGACCGATTGTTAGCGGCGTCAACAGAGGTCTCAGTCAGGTCCAGGTACAGAATGTCGTTAGCAGAACTCGCCATTAGAACTCATACCACACATCGCCATCGGTGCCGCCACTGGGACCGCTGTCCGATACCGTGAAGTTCGGGCGCCCAGAAACACGCGCCCACGGGATTGTGCCGCCTGTGATCTGATTTGCCAGCGCGTCCGCAATGGCGTTGATGTCCTGATATCCAAGGCGGATGTCTTTGGTTGCCGGGACAACCGGAAGCCCTGCCGCCGCTGCCGCGTCGCCAATAGCCATGTCTAAACCACCATTCCAGTCCAAGCGGTGCCAGCCGGAACCGCGTTCCACGCCTTGCCAGGCGCTACCAAAGTCCACGCATTCGCTGGCGTGTCCACAAGTTCACGGGTTCGCACCGTCATGTCGTCGGCGCCGATTCGCCACGTGACCGCACTAATCCACCCTGCCTGCACAGGGGAGTCGGGCAGCGTCAGTTGCAGGTCAGTTGCGGGGTAGGCGGCAAAGTCCGCAACGGCGTCAACATTCAACACGCGGCCTTGCCCGGACAGTTTGCGCAGCCGCGCCGCCGCTTCACCCGCGCGGGGCTTGGGCGTATCGCGCTGCACCAGCAGCACACGGCCTGAGCCGGGATTGCCCGCCACGTCGTATTCGACATGGCGCACGTTGCCCGTGTCGGTCCAGTCGTACTTAACGACGACGGCTTCATACCAAGCGTCGCTGTTACGACTCACCGTGTCCTCGGCGTCCTTGATGGTGTTGGTCGCAAAGAGCCGGACCTGTCCGGGGTTCGTGATCGTCTCGGGCTTGGACAGATGCCACACCCGCTTCTCGTCGCACCACAGCCGCACGCCCGCGCTAGCGGTCAGCGGTTGCAGGTAGTCCCAGCCGCCCACGCCCGGCTGCCAGACAGCCGAGTCGGCGGTGATGGCCTGTCCACCTTCACTGCCGAAGTGCAGGTCGTAGCCGCCCGCGCCAAACGTCGTCGTCAGGACAAGCGTGATGGCCGATAGCACGGTCAGGCCCGCGGGGCTCACGCCCGTAGACGCGACAAGCCCACCGTCCTGTAACAGCGCCTCGTCCGACGCAACCTCAACGGCAATGGTCGCCCCGCTGTGCTGAATACGGCGGGACCGCACGCCAAGGTCCAGAGTCCGGCTCACGGCCTCCCTCACCCCAAAGGCGTTCCACACCGTTGCGTGGTTCAGGTTGAAGTCATTAATGGACCAGCCCGCATACTTCCGGTTGAAGTCCGCTGCGGTCAGCCCAACCGACTCGGTGTTAAACGAGGCAATCGCTTGCGCCTCGAAAAAGTCCTGACGCAACGTGATTTGCACCCGCGGTGGCTTGCTCGCGCGAGGGTCCAGCGCGGCAGCAAGGTCAGCGGTGTAGGGCACCGTAAACGAACCCGACGCGAACGGCGCCGCTGCCTCGTCCACCGTCACTTCAACGTCACTGACGGGAAGCGCCACACCGTTCAGTTTCACGGTGCCGCTGAGGGCGCTAATCACTAGACAACCTCACGGAACGAAACCGTGACGCTCCACGCGCTGCCTCGGTCGTTCTCAGCATTGAGTATCACGTCGCCCGATACGACATAGCGCATCGTGCCCGTCAGGGCATCGGCAATCGTCAGGACCACGCCACTTGCGTGCATTGACTCGCAACGCTGGGCGTCGGCCAGGCTCTCGAACATGAAGGTCAGGGTTCCCGAGCGCGTCGCCGCAGGCCGGTAGGTCACTTCAGGGTCAGGCCGTCCAAGCACGTCATGCACAACGGCGCGGGCTGCACGGGTGGTGTTCCAGCCGGACACCAGCAGCGGCGTCACGGATTGCGTGGGAGTGGTTACCGTCGCCACGTCACACCACCTGCACCTGTCCGGGGCGAACAACAACGCCCGCCGTGAACTGCTTTGGCTTTCTCAGCCACGCTTGCACTTCCGAATCGTCCACGGTGATCTTGACCGTTGCACTCTGCGGAATAGAGCCGATGCCCTGTGACACGCGTTGCGCCGCGGCGGTGGTGTTGTCGAACGCGCCGGAAAGTCCGTCCATTGCCTGTTGGTACGAGTAGTACTTGGACTGTGCCGTGTCCATTGATGCTTGGTTGGTAACGGTAATGTCGTTCCACGCCTTCGTGGCGTTGGACAGATTCTGTTGCTTGTCGAACAAGTCCCGTTCGGCGTCGCTCATGACGAACACGCCGTTGGCCGCGTCGGCGCTGGCCGTTCCAATTTCCTTGGTTCGGTCCGTAAGAGCCTGCGTGACGCGCTGCGCGGCGTCCGCCTCGCCCGCCATTCCGCGCAACACCGTGCCCAGGGACAGGCCGGACTGTGCCGCGATGTCCTGAGCGTTGGCGTACTGCTTCGTGTCGTCAACAATCGCCTTCACAGCGGAACCAAAGTAATCATTGGACACGAACGACGATGCGTTGGACGCCATGTCGTCAAACATGTCCTGAATCTTCTGCTTGCTTGCCTCAGAGTTCGCGATGAAACTCGAAAGCATGGCACCGCCGATACCGGCTAGCAGACCGGAGAGCACACCCACCGGGCCAGGGATTGCCGATGCAAGGCCACCTAGGATGCCCTGCACGCCGTCTGCCGCCTGCGACATGTCCCCGGAGAACGACGAGGCAACCTCGGCGAAGTTCTGCGTTGCCTCTTCCTTGAATGACTGCGCTGCCTCGCCGGCCTTGCCGCCAGCGTCGCCCATTTCGCGGCCAACGGTGTCGCCCATGGTTTTAGCATCGGACTTCACGGCCTTGAACGCGTCGGAGAACTTGGTTTCTAGTTTGTCCGCGGCGTCCTTGGAATCCCTCGCGACGTTATCCATCGTGGACGACAGTTCCCGCTCAAGCGGTGCGCCGTCCACGCTGTCCAGGGATGAGGCAACCTTGTCTAGAGCGCCCTCAACATCCTTCGTGCCCTTAAGGACTGACGTAACGTCAGCGGCAAAGGTGAAGTCGATACCCGATGTCACTGGCTACTCACCACGCCTTCCGCTGCGTCCTTGTACTTCCTGATAATCAGTTGCACCCACAGGCTGATGATCCGCGGCGCAACCTCGGCAAAGGCCGGGTAGGCAATGCGTCCGGTGCGGTAGCGGGGCGGCAGACCGCGCTGCGTGTGCCGCCTGACGGTGTGTGTGCCGCCGTTCCTGCGGTTCTTGCGCGTGTACTCGCTGACCTTGGTCCGCTCAGACCCGAACTCCACCCACGCCCAGTTGCGGCTAGGCACAAGTCCACCGGACAGCGCCTTAGTGGACGTTGCCGCCTGGGCGACGGCGGGGTTACCCGCCTTCACCTTGGCGCCCTTGGCGATGACACGGGCATCCCGGGCGTATGTGGCCCGGGACTCAACCGCTTGTTTCCAGATGGGTGACAGCACACGGCGCGTGGCCTTGTTGATGTCCGAGCGCAAGGACCGATTGGCAGCCTTCATCGCCAGGACGGCTGCTCGGAGTTCGGGCGAGTCCTTGACGCTGAGCATTACGCGCCAGGAACTAGAACCGGCTTGCCGACAACGCCCAGGCTGACAGTGGCAGTGGCGTAGGCGTTCACATCGCCGCCGATGGCGCCAGGCGTGATGACGATTGACGCCGTGAACGACGGCCCACCGTTCTTGGGCTCGAACGTGGCGGGCACGGTGTCGCCTTCATGGTTGAAGAGGTACTGAGACAGGCTGTTAGTGCTCGTCCAGTCCTGTAGATAGGCCAGGTCGCAGGTCCACGTGGCCGTGGCAACATCGGTGTAGGTGTTCCCGCCAAGGCCAGTCCACGTGATCGTGGACGCGCTCGGCGTAAACGTGACACTGGACACGTACTTTGCGAAGTCATCCGGCGTGCCGGAACCAAGCGTTAGAACAACGTTCTTTAGAACAAGCCGCTGGGGCTCAAGGACAGTCATGCTCATACCTCAATCTGAAGTGCTTTTGTCAGCGTGACCTTCCACGCTTCGTAAGTTTCCGCGAATACGGACCGCTGTGCCTGTTGAATCAGGACCGATGTGTCGTTCCACAACACGCCCAGCAGGGTTGTCAGGAGGTCGTCTAGGGCGTCATCGGCCTTGGCGGGGTCCTGCACAGGCGTCATGAGGTCCAGGTCAAAGGTGACCGCGTAGGCCCCGGGCGTATCTAGCGGGGAAAGCGTGCTAGCAAACAGCGAAAGCGTCGGCTTGCGGATGCCATCGGGAACCACCGTGTTACCGACAATGACCCAATCAGTCGGCAACTTAGCTTTGAGATAGGTCACAAACCCGCTACGTAGGCTCATCGCGGCGTCACCACGGTTCGTGGCCGTAGCAGGTTCCTAACCGTCCAGTCCATCGGGTAAACCGTGATGGTTAGCCCGTCCTGGCCGATCTGGTCACCCGATCCGGCAACGCCGCTACGGAACAACGCGCGTGCCTGGCTCAACTGCGCCAGCCGCCACCGTGAGGGGACCGGCACAGCAGCCAGGTTCGCGGTGTCGGGCAGGTAGGCCACGCATTGTTCGTAGGCGGCTTGCAGGTAGTCCGTCAGTTCAGCGGTGGACATCTGCGCGGCGTCGGGCCACTGGCCCAACACGGCGTCTGTCTCTAGCCAGCCGACTACTGCCATGTGCGTTCACCTACCTTCAAAGTGGGAGCACCGGGGCACGGCGAGGGTGACCGCGCCCCGGTGGGGCTATCAGACGCCAGCGGAGACCAGAGAAAGGCCGGTGGCGTCATTGATGAGTTCGGCGTGGTAGCCAAACACACCCTGGTCTGCACCACCCTGGGCGATGTTCACGGCGTCCACGCGCACCGGGGATGCGCCGGGCAGTTCGAACAGCGTTGCCGCCGTTCCGGTTCCCACAAGAACCTTGCCGGTCAGCGTCGCTACGGCAGAGGGAAGAATCTTGAAGTTCTTGATCGTGCCGTCCTCAAGGCCCAGCGACGCGTTCAGGAACGCCAACATGTCGTCGGCCCGGGTAAGCATGAAGTCTCGCCACAGGTCCGAACCGATGATGGCCCACGACGGCAGGTCACGCTCAGCAGCGATGATCGGAAGAGCGCCGTCGATGATGTACGTAGCGGCCTTGGAAACGCCGGTAGGAATCGTGCCGCCCGTTACGGCGGTGGCGCCCGCAATCATCGCATCGCGAATCTTGCCGTCCACCTGGCGCTCATAAGAGTTCGTGACCTCGCGGAAATAGCCGGTCCAGAACTCGGGCACCGGGAAGTCAAGGAACGCGCGGTCAACCGAACCGGCACCCGCCAGCCGCAGCGCGTCTAGCGTGACAGCCTCCGTCTTGACTTCATTGCTGTTCGGCTGCGCCGGGAAGCCCGCGTAATCGCCAACCGCGGGAGTCTTGCCCGTGATGAAACGCCAGCCAATCGCCTTCAGCGCGGTGAGGTTGCCATGCTGCACAAGCCCGGCGAACTTGCGGGTGTAGGTCTTTGAGCCGTAAATCTCGCCCAGCCACTGCCCAACCTGCGTCGGCGCAAGGTCAGACGAGATTGCCTGGTCCAGCGCGGCGAACATCTGAAGGGTTGCGCCCTTGTCGGACACCATCGCGGCGCCCAACTTGTTGACGTTCTTGGTCTGAGCAGCGTTGAGGGATGCCGCGACCGGGGAAGCCGCAGCGGTGACAGTCTCGGTCACGTCATTCTCTGTTTCTGCCGCCTGTGCGGCGCTATTCGGGTCTTGCGTTGGGTTAGTTGTAGGGTCCGGCACAGCGGTGTATGTCACGCCGTCAATCACGATGGTTGCCGGGAGGTTGCCAGCGTCCGCAGCGGTCATCACGCGGGCCGAATCAAAGGCCGGATTGACCACAGCGGCACACGCGCTGAGCATTCCGCCCAGTAGGTTGCCGTCTCGGATGACCGGATCGTCAATTTCGACGCTCAGGCCGGTCCGTAGGCCCTCGGAGACCTCGGCTAGCAGGTCATTGCCTGCGGTGGTGGCCGCAACCTTGAACGTCGCCACGATGCCTTCGTTGGTTGTCTCCGGTGCGCCGACGATTCGACCCACTGGGCGCGTCGCGTCGTGCTCCATGTTCAGTGTGATGTTGTCGCCAAAGGTAATCGGGGCATCGGCAGACGCCTTCACGCCACCTAGGTTCGTGTGCCCAACCTCGTTGTACGGCAGCATTAGGCCGGTAATGGTCCGCTGTGCAACGTCAGCAGTGAGTTTCATTAGTCAAGTTCCTTCGTAGGCGTGCCGGGATCGGGCACGATGACAAGTTCGGAGAGGTCGAACCCCACATAGGTGCCCCTGGGCACCATGTCATCGGCACTCAGGCGCTCTTCAAAGGGCATTGCCCAGGGCCGTAGCGTCGTGTCGATGTACCAGGACCGCGAACTCTGCTGTGACGTGTAGTTCACGCTTGACGCGTTCGTGTTCGAGGCGTCCAGCAGCACAGCCGGGATGTTCAGGAACCGGGCAATGTCCAAGGTGGCGCTGTTGCGCCCGTTCTCGAACAGGTCAAAGCCGTTCTGGGCGTGGTCGATGAGTTCCCAGCCGGGAGGGCTTACGACGATGGCGCCCAGCGGGTCTTTGCGAGCGTCGGCGTACTTGGCGCGGGCGTTGTCAATGGCGTCCTGGTCAACGTCGTTGGGGTCTCCCGTGTATCGGAGTTCCGTGGTAGCGAGTGGCATGGACACACGCGACTGCCAGGCGGTCTCAATCTTGCGGTACGACCGGATCGTGCGAGCAGCGGTGTAGAGCAGGCCCTCAGCAGGGCCAGAAATGAGGATGATCGAGTTTGCATCCGGGTACTGCCATGCGCCGTTGGGGTCTAGCACCTGCACAACGCCCGACATGTCGAACTGCCAGGCTTCAACCGGCACTCGGTCAGCCGAGAGCGGGAAGCCGTCCGCACCACGGCGGACGGTCCAGACCGAATAGCCCGTGAAGATGAGGTCGTCTAGCGTCCAGAGGTTGCGCATACGCGGGCCGGTAACCCCATCGGTGCGCGACAGCCAGGCAGGTTGGTTCGGCAGTTCAGCGCCGTCCTTGTACGCCTTCATCGGGTAGCGGGCCAGCACATCGCAGATCAGGTGACGGGCACGGGCGACGGGCGGAACGGTCATGGCCTCAGCGCGCGTGACCGGGATCGAGTCCAGGCCGAACACGTCGGCATAGGCAATTGCCGCAAGGTTGCCCGAGCCATTCCAGGGGGACGCAACCTTGGGCGTAGACAATAGCGGGCTAAGCCCGATGAAACTTAGGATACCCATTGACTACATTATACCAAATCAATACACATTAGCCGAAGTTCAGAATCTGCCGGTCACGGCCCTTGTCGAACGCCCACAATGCCAGGCTTGCGGCCACCAGCGGATTGATTGGCGCGCCGTTCTTGTTGCGCTGCGTGAACGCCCGTCCACTGCTGGCGATGTTGCGCCAACCCGTGTTCTCCACGGCGGCAGTCAGGTCCGCCTGTCCAAAGTGCCGGACGTTGCCGTTGCCCAGTTCCTCGGCCAGCCGGTTCGCGGCGCCGATGATGTCGCGCGTGTTGAGCCGGTCGATCTTCAAGCCGCGCTCACGCTGCAAATGGGCGTCGGCGTCCGCATTCGCGCCGATGCTGTCGTGCGTGATCGGCTGGCGCCACGTGTCCCACGCCTTGCGCGACTCGCTGGCTAGCCAGTTCGTCCCCAGCCGGTGCGCTACTACCTCCACGTACACCAGGCCCTCAGAACGCCACGCAATAGCCAACGTGGCGGTACTGCTGTCGATGGCAACGTCATAGGCGACGCCGACCCTGGCCGGCCTGTCATCGAACGGCACAGCGCCGTCGTTCCAGTTGGTCAGGTCCAGCGCGTGCGTTGTCACGTCCACGGGCCACTGCCCGCCGTACTCCATGCGCCAGGCCGCGTCCGCCATGCCGTCGTGCCGCGCCTGCAACTTGGGCAGTGTCGTCAGCCCGTACTTCAAGCCCGGGTGGTAGTCGGCCCAGATGCGCGGGTCATGCACGTCTAGGTGGTCCGGGATCGAGTACCAGGACACGGCCTGCCCGGCCTGCCCTTGCAGCGCGTCCCAGAACCACCCTGACCGGCTCAGGCCCGGTGTGCCGGACAGGATCACCTGACCGTCGAACGTGTCGAACAGCGGGTAGACGGCCTGCTGTAGATCAAGGCTCTGCTGTAGGTCGAACTCCTGGGGCTCGTCCAGGTAGACGTTCACGCCGTCGCCGCGGAAGTTCTCCGGCTTGGGCGCGACCACTGAGATACGGGAGTGGTTGACGAACTCGAACGACTCGTGACCGGCGCCGCGGTAGATGTGCGGCCCGCCGTCGTCCTCGGGCCAGTAGCGGTCAACCAACCTCGCCATCGACAGGAACCGATCCCGTGCCTTGACCCCGCTCTGTGCGCTCGTCACCCACTGGGTGTCCGGAGTTTCGGCACAGCGGCCCATGAGCCAGCCCCACACGCCCGTGGTCTTGCCTGCGCGACGCGGCCAACACACCGCGTTGGTCTCAGCGGCACCGTCCAACATCCGGCCTAGCGCCAGTTGCTCAGGATGCGCGTCGAAGCCCAGGTGACGGGCGCCAATTGAAACGTAATCCAAACCAAGTCCCTAGAAAAAAAGAGTGCGGGACGCCTAGCGCGGGTGGTCAGGCGTTCTTAAAAACCTCGGATGCCTCGGTCCTGTTCGGACTCAAGGCGACGCACGACGGCTGGCGTCCTCGCGTTCTTGCGTGCGGCGCCCAACTTGGCGCCTGCCTTTTGGTTGCACCCTCGGTGCTCAGGCCAGGTGTTCTCTACCGTGTCGGCGCCACCTAGCGCCCTGTCCACGATGTGCCCCACATCCCACGCCATTGCCAGAGTGACGGGCTTTCCACAGCGCCGACAAGGCAGCACACCGGCTGCCCTGATCCGACCCGTCCAGTGGGCACGTAACGCCCGTGCCTTGCTTCCCGCGTAGTGCGTGGTTGAGGCGCCGTTGAAGCCCTTACGCATCCGCGTTGGGTTCCTCAAGCGCAAGTGACAGGCCGTGCGCCTTGAGCCATCGGTTTAGGTGCGCGTTCACATCTGCAAAGTCAACGCCACCGCGCGGCGGACCGCCCCGGTAGTTCGTGTGGTGGGAGCGGGCACGATGCCTCTTTAGCGCGACCTGCGCTTGTGCCTTGCTGTCGTGCAACTGCCGCCATGTACAGACGCCTTTGTATCCGCACACGGCCAGCGTGCCGAACTCGTCGGTGTCCAAGGCGCCGTTACCGCGCGGCGCGGGAACGCCCCTGCGTGCAATGTCAGAGCACGCCTTGCAGCGCGCCGCCTGAACCCCACAACGGGCGCCGCAGTCCAGGCAGGTGCCGCGCCGTGCGTAGTGCTTGGTACACAGCCCGCGTACTCGCGCCGCACTCTGGCACCCGTCCTCGGTGCAGTACCCGTCAGCCACGGGCGTTCCACTGAGCCTTTAGTTCCTGCACAGCAGCCAGGTCGGCAAGGGACTTGGCTAACGCAGCGTCAGCCTCACGCTGCGCCATTCCTAGAACACGTTTCCTCATGCACTAATTGTACCATACTCCAAGGCGTTTAAATTGGCATGACTTAGCTAATCGAAGCGTCCTTGTTCTGCACGTCAAAATCCCTAGTACTACGTACTGTGTAGCGTGATGAGCATGATTGACGAGCAAGAAACAGGCTCTGACCTGCGCGTTTTGCTCGTCACGCAACGATGCTCGTCATGACGAGCATGACGAGCAACGATTTTTGACGAGCAAGGACGGGTCTAGAGCACAGGATCGGGACTCCACGTGGCGGGGTTCTTGCCTCGCGCGGGGCTTGCCTGCTGTGCATATTCGGACGCTTTCAGCCACCGTTCGGCTGTGCTGGGTGACTTACCGATGGCGGAAGCGAACTCGGCAACCGTCATTCCTGCTACTAGGTGTTCCCTCACGGCGCGGTCTTCCACGCTGTACTTCGTCGTGTTGTCCCACAGCAGCGCACAGGACGAGACCTCGCGCCCACTCGGCGTGTAGCCCACGGGCAGGCTTTCCAGGTACAAGCCCTGAATCGTCAGGGTGCGGGCGTCCCGGGACTTGCCGCCGTGGTCGTGCTCGGTGGACAACGCAAGGTAGGTGTCCTGCGGGCCGTCGAAGTTGCGGTCTTCGTACAGCACGATCACTGAGTCAGCCGCGCCGAACGTGGCACCCGATCCCCGCATCGTCGGCGCTGTGCCGTTCTGGCTGTCCTTGTTGGGGTGATGCACGAACAGCACAGCCGCGTCAGTGACCTCGCGCACGCACCGCAATGCCCGCGATACGTCAGCAGCCGCGTTCTCGTCCTTGACGCCTGACGTGCCAGACCACGTGTCGAACACGATCAGGTCTGGCTTGTGTGCTGCCACATCGCTAGCAAGGCGGACCTGGAACGCGTCTGACGCCAGGTTCGCCCCTGCCTTGATGGCAACCGCGCCCGTCACGGCAGAGGGGTCCAGGTCGCCATTGGCGCGGCACCATGCCAGCACCCGGGCACCGAACGACTTAGCGCCCTCGGACACGTACACCAGCGTGCGGAACTTGGCGGTAGCCAGTCCCAGCCATTCGGTGCCGAGCGCGCCGTGGCACATCGCGTCAATGTACGTGAACGTTTTTCCCAGGTTCGGCTTTGCCGTCAGAAACGATGTGGTGCCACGCCCGATCAGGTCTTCAATCAGCCAGTTATCATCGGAGAACGTGAGCAGTTCGTCCCACGGCAGGTCACGCGTGCCCTGGTAGGTCTCAGACGCCAAACGCCGTTCCGCATCCGTGTGTGCCTTGAGGCGCAGATATTCCGCGTTCGTGGCCTCTTCTAGTAGCGCGTCCTGCGCCATGCCAGCGACGCTCACAGTTCGGCCAGCATGTCGTTAAGGGTGCGGTTGGGCTCGGCCTTGGCACCGTTGCGCACGATGGCTAGGTCGGAACGGAAGATGTCGCTCTCCTCGCCACCAGGGTAGGAAACGCGCCCGCCGCTGTTCGATGCATCCCTGAGGCGGTCGTGGGCTTGCTTGCGCCACGTGTTCCACGCGAGGCGCGCCGATGCGTAGATGGCGTCAAAGTCCGCGTAGCGCGAGTCCGCGCGGTCTGCCTTGCGCCACATCGTCTGCCATGCCTGCGCGAACGAGTCGCCCGCCTTTAGGCTATCCAGCAGGCTTGCGGCTGTACCTTCGTCGTAGTCACTAATCCATGTAATCTTCACTGCTGTTAACTCCATAATGTGAAAACCCGCCCCAGGGGAGCCGGGTGACGGACGGCTCGACCCCAGGACGGGCTGGTTTGGTATCAGGATTTACTCTGGGCGTCACCCTAAATCCCGGTGACACAATCATACCACGAATTGTTTGAGCTAAATTGTCCTGGCGAACCATGCTCCTGCGTCGCCGATGATTCGCAGCGCAATTTCGCCGGGCGCGATCTGCACGTCTGGCACACCGGCAGTCAGGACGATGCTGGCCGTGAGCGCCCTGATAATGGCGCGGCGCTGGTGCAAGGGCAGGTCCGCCCAGATGGCGTGCCCCGCTGCGCGCTGGCTGTGCCAATCGGTAGCAGCCGCCAGGAACGGCGCGAACACGTCGTCAGTGGTCGCCGCCAGCACAGCCGCATCAAGCGACCTCAGGCGGGCGTCGAGGGGCACCAGAGCGGTAGCCACGTCCCGCGGCGACATGCCGGATTGCAGCCACTCGGTGCGCTTGGCCTCTACCTGAGCGCGCTCGACGTGCAGGGCGCTCACGTCTGTCTTGGCGCCCTCGGTCAGCACGGCGCGTGCGGTGTCCAGTGACAACACCCGGAGCACGTAGTCGAGTACGTCGGTATCCACCAGGTGAACGCGGCGGTTCACGTGGCCCGCGTTGCATCGGTAGCCGCGCGGGCGTGTGCCGTCCGCAATCTTGCGCGTCGCGCTCGAATACAACGGTTCCCCGCAGGTGCCGCAGGTGGCGATGCCTGAGAGCCACTGCGTGAGTTTGCTGGCGCCCTCGCTCATCCGGGATAGCCGGGCAGGGTTCCGCAGGACGGACACCACGCCGTTCCAGATGGCCTCGTCCAGAATCGGCGCCCACGTGCCCGCTCCGATGACATCACCCCTGTAAGTCAGCAGCCCGGCAAGGCGAGGCGCCAGGAACATCTGTCGTAGCGCCGTCAGCGACCACTCAGGACTGCCGGACGCGGGGGCAACGCCGTCCGCCACGAACCGGCGCCGCACAGCCGCCAGCGTGGCGCCCTCTAGCAGCATCTGGGCGCCTGCACGGATGGCGGCGGCTTCCTCGGGCCTATGCGCGCCGTCCACCTCAAAGCCGAACGGCCGACGGCGCCAGTACGGCAAACCGGCCTCGGCTCGCTGGCGGTTGGCGGACACCTGCCGCTCGCCCTTGTGCTCGGTCTCCATTTGGGCAATTGCCGTCCCGATGCGGGCGTGACCACGGCCTGACGCCGTGCTCAGGTCCAGGGTTCCGGCTGTGACCGCGTGAACGGTCAGCCCCAGGTCTAGGACCCGCTCCAAGTCCTTGCTTGTACGGACCAGTCGGTCTGTGTGCCAGACGATGAGGTTGGCGGGCTTGTCCCGTAGTAGCGCCTCGAATGCGGGACGGCGCACGCCTGACGTTGCGCTCAGGTCGTTGTCTGTGTAGACGGTGTGGACGTTCAGGCCCAGGCGCTGCGCCAGGGCGCGGCACTCTGACTCCTGGCGTTCGACCCCGGCAGCCTGCCCGGTCTTGTCGTCACTGATCCGTACGTAGATGTCCGTGGTCGGCATGTCGCCAAGTATTGACCTGGCGCCACACCTTGACCGTGTACCACTGCGTCGGCGTGTCCCGGTACGCCTGGGCGGCGCGGTCGAAGACGCGCTGCGTGCTGCCGAGCCGGAAGGACGCGTACGGGACGCCGCCCTCCTTGCCGACCGAGAACCGGACCGACGACCCGACGAAGCCGGTGACCGTCAGCGTGGACTGGGTGCTCATGGTGCCTCCCTCGCATGGCCCCGACCATGGCGGGGCGTGTGGGCGGCACCCTTCCGGGCGGCGCCTCGCGGCGGCGCACGACGAGGCCGGCGCCGTGGCCGGTCGCCCCCGTTCCCGGGCTGTGGACGGCTCGGCCGCGCCCGGGGGCGCGGGGGCGCTGCGGGCGGTCGTCGAGGGCTCAGGTGCGGGGCGCCGACGTCCGGGCCGCGGCCACCAGCTCCCGTGCCCGGCGGTGCTCCGCCACCACCTGCTGCGTCGGCTCGACGAGCCCGGACAGGGCCACCGCCTCGACCGCCGCGCGGCCGTCGGCCGTCACGGTCGCCGCCCGCCGCCGGCCCGCCCTGACCCGCAGTCCGGCCGCCGACCATACGGCGACCAGCGCCGCGACGACGCAGCCGATCGCCCCGCCGACGAGCGCCCACGAGAGCGCGCCACCACCGAGGCGGAGGCCGACCGCCAGGCCGCCGAGGGTCAGCACGAGGACCCCGAGGACGCCGGCGACCACGACCAGCGCCGCGGCCCCGCGCGAGGGGCGTGCCGCGAGCGTCACCTCGGCCAGGGCGCCGGTGAGGGCGTCCTGCAGCTCGCCGACCCCGGCGACGCGCGCCGTGACGTCCTGGCCCCATGCCCGCGGCAGCCCATCGGTGGCCGAGTCGAGCCAGGACGAGCGGACCAGCCCGACGGCGTCGGCGGGGACCACCCCGAGCACCGGCACGCCGGTGGTGCCGCCGCGCACCACGGCTCCGACCGCGTCGGAGACCGCCGAGAGCCCGACGGCGTCCGTCAGCGCGTCCACGACGGGAGTCACCGCGAGCTTGGCCGGCGCGGGCTCCACCGCGCCCAGGCGGGTGCCGAGCTCGCGCGCCGCGTCGTCGACCTCGGTGCCCGCCCGGCGGGCGGCCGACGACCGCTGGCCGACGACGCCCGCCAGCTCGGCCCGCACGGTGTCGATCCCCTCGCTCGTGCGGGCGGAGGCCCGCAGCACCCCGACGCCCGGCAGGCCGTCCTCGACGAGCAGCCGGCGCAGGTCGTCGGTCAGCTCGCCGCGCACGTCCGGCGCGAGCGTGTCCACCTGGTTGAGCACCACGATCATGGACGCCTGGTGCCCCACGAGCGGCCGCAGGTACCCGGTGTGCAGGGCGTCGTCGGCGTACTTCTGCGGGTCGACCACCCACACGAGCAGGTCCGCGAGCGGGACCACGCGGTCGACCACCTGCCGGTGCTCCGGGGCGACCGAGTCGTGGTCGGGCAGGTCCAGCAGCACCAGCCCCCGCAGCGGCGCCTCGTCGTCGGCGTCGAGCT